CCCTTGCGGGTTCATTGTAAGCCGATCTTGCTCGGGCTCCGGTCTGGATTAACCCACCAGAGCGAATAGCAGCACTCCTGCTATTATTGAGGGCGCCACTTAAGGCGCCCCACCACACACTGAGGAAACCTTCAACGCGAGGTGTCCAAACCTGCGCCTAAAGCTCCCGCTGCTGAAGTCTCAGCCAGTGGTGGTGCCGTTGGAGCAGGGAGTGAAGGGAACTCAGAGGCAGACGCTCCTGCCACCAAGCTCTCACTCTCCGCTACCATGCGAGGACGTGTGACGTCTTCACGACACACCACATCGTCAGAATCCAAAAGCCTCAATCGTCCAGATTGGCTACCAGCTACTCGGAAACTAACTCTGCGGAGTGCCCGCAACACCCTCACACCTAGCAGCGCCCAACACAACAGCACAGCTAGTGCAAGGATACCCATCCTGGGCCACGAACCAACCCCAACTCTCCATGTAGTCAGTCCACAGCCCCAGACAAGCACCGTTGCCACGTCAATCGTCAATGTCGTCCACAACAGCCAAAATCCACAGAACCGCATGATCAAGAGCCAAGCAAGAAAAACATGCAAGAGCCAATAAAGAACAGTCCCACTAGACAAGGCGGCAATGGTGACAATAATCCAATTGGGCGCTCCCTCCAACTGATCACACACCTTCGCACGGATCTCAGCGTCAACTGAGCATTTCACGTCCGCCCGCAAATCACGGAAAGTACGTACCTCGCTCTTTGCCACATGATAGCGTTCATGCAGCACTGCGAGGTCCAATGCAGTACCATTGGGAATCTGACGCCGGATCTCGTCCTCCAGCAACTTTTGTTGGGCGACCGTGATGCCAAATTCTGCCTCAAACACAACACGCAATGAGTCAGGAATTATAGGGGCAGCAAAGAGTGCACTGCCAGAATTCAGCAGGGCAGCACGGTCAGCAGAACGGAATTTCTCACGGATGTAGAACTCATAGGGTAGATGACCCGTAGTTTCCTGCAACGCCGCAAACACCTTATCTGCGTCAATTCGGTATTTGCGAATGATCTCACTGGCATAAACGGACACAATTGGCATGCCAGGGTACTGATACAATAGTGAGAAACTCTTCGCGACAAGCAATGTCAGATCATGTGCATTAGTATCCATGCACATGCGGTCCATGGTGACCCAGGCCTTCATCAAGATCTCGACTGGATTCTTCACAACGTATGGCACGTCATGGAGAACGGCTAGGTGGTTACCACAGAATCCGGCTTCCGTATAACGCTGGAAAACGTCAACCTTCAACCGGACTCCTAGCTCCTTGGCGGCATCTTCAAAAAGAACTTTCGAGCATGCCAACTCAAAGATCCCATCATCACCCTCAAATAATGCCGCTGGCGGCTGGTCGAGGATGTCTTCCATCGTACGACCACAAGCACTGCTCAAAGCCAACATCACAGTGCTAAAATTAAAGAGAGCGTTTCCAATCGAGGTCTGGGGAGTCCCGGACCATCTCATGGGGTCGGCGTGAATTGTGAACTGCGGGTTCTCAAACACCGCACGCTCGGCCATCCGCTTAAAGTACTCTGCACACAAGGTCTTCACGTTATCAGGAGACTTAGCAACAAAGAGTGCGCCTTCACATGACAGAAGCGTCTCACTTCTCAAATTCGACTCCATAGAAGTAAAATCCGTTTCTGCAACATTCCCGCGCCCCTCCATCGCATGCATCAACTTGGCCCTGATCTCGTGAGCGGTGAGACCTTTTACAAGGAATTTCGAGAAATAGGGATCTTTCTCAAGAGCTGCCTCAACAGGATGAACCAAACAAAACCCTAGGGCACGCAGTTGTATTGAAGGATTGACAATATACCGCGGTGGTTTCTCAGCATCATAGCACTCCTGCTTGACAAAAGCTCCTAACTGACTGTTCAGGATAGTAGAAAAAGTGGCGACAGGCTGGTTTCCACGAACAAAAGTATCCACAAGCCTACCAACGTTGACGAACTGCAATTTGTCCGCCTCGGAATATTGGGTGCCACGAACGTGCTCCTCGCACAAATGTTCATAGGACTCAGGCACTTCCGCGACAGTCGCAACTTTCTCCAGCAGTAAATTGGTAAACTGCCGGTACTTTCCCAGGAGCTCTGGACCTGCGGGCAACTTCTTCCGGATGATCCTCTTAACTGCACCCAAGCGAAGATTGTTCCCATTCTTACGTTGAGGAAAGAACATGACCATGTACGGATCAGCATGAGGAAGCAACTTACACTCCTTCATCTCCCAACCCTCATGTACTCGGCCACCACGGATCTTAATGTAACAAGATCCTTCAATCTCCGCCCGCACAGCTGCTTCGATCTCTTCCGGCGACTTTCCAAGTGACCACCCAGGAAAGACCTCGCCACAGGAGTTAACCCATCCCAACGGGTACACCCCAGCGGCTGCAGGTCTATCCACATGGTAGATTGTGTACAGATCGCGGTACCACTCCCGACATACCGTGGATGTAAGAAGGTCCATCCACGATACGGGTGAAAACTGATAACTCAGTGAGCCAAGAGCTGCTAAGACATAGTCATGTTTAGCCGGATCCACAAGCGACGACGCGGAAACGAACAGATTGTGCTCATGTGACATAAAAGACTTCACAGCATCATAGTTCTGCTTATAAGACGGCCCAAAATAGCGACCATCCAAAAGCTGACGCAGCGAATTAAATGCAATGCGCACCTCAAACTTCTTCCGCGACTCCTCGCAGTAAAAAGGAAAGCACCCACTCTGAAATTGCTCGCACAAGAACACAAGCCAGTAAGTAACCTCCCCATCCAACGTATAGTTGCGCTGCACCACAGGCAACCGCCCGTCAGCCGTCCAAGCAATGACCTCACTGAATTCCACCCGCAAATACTCACGGGACGTGAAGGTAAAAGGAAGCTTCTCGGGTATATCAGTAACAACCCAATCTGCAACAGAGTTTTCGGCCGGGAGGGTGCAAACAAACCGCCTCCAAGACTCATCCATAGACACTCGTTGTCGTCCGAGAGCCACTGATACAGACCTGTCAGTAACCTGCTTCTCTATGGCCAATTGCTCTGCCTGCGCCGCTACGCGCTCAGCTTCTACCTCCGCCGTCGCCCGTGCTTCCGCTTCAATGCGTCGGGCCTCTTTCTCCCTCTCACGTTGGGCATCCTGTGCGCCCTGCTCAGCCTGGACCTGGTCAGTCAAAGCCTGAACCATGTCGTGCGCAGCCTTCAAGGATCTTCCGCCCGGGCCCTTGCGCTTCATCTTCATGCGGTCAGGGACTTGCGCCCCAGTCTCGCCATCATGACGCATCACAGAACGCCGGACAAAATTTTTCTTCCCCACAGGCTCCGTATTTCCGTTAAGAGCATGCATCTGCCTATTGTGAGATTCGGCCTCCTGCTCAGTCGCCCCAGTGAGCCGAAGACTTCGGGCTCGAACACGCTCAGCAGCAACCCATCGAGCATGTTCGCGCACCGCAATAGCACGACTAGCAATCACAGACACCTCACGCTGGGCTGCTTGGCGACCAGAAAAATTGTGCCACCTCGTCATGGTGTCACTTTCCCGTTCACGTTGCTGCCCACGGACGCGCTGTGCATGCCGGTCTTCAACTCCCTCTCGGCTCCGTTGTGACTGGCCAGTGCTATGGCCCTCAACAACGGCTGCATCGTTAACACGCCCACGTGAAGTTTCAGCCTCACGCCGCATTCTCCGATGCCGCCCGACTCGTGCGTTATTGGACGAGGCGTCGCCAGTGGCTCTTTCCCCCCCCCGGTGCTCCCCACCAGGCAAGTTTCGAGTGCCCCCAGTCGCCCGCCAGGTTTGCTGTGCCACCTCGTCCTGAAAAATTGGCGCGTTGGTTGTATTCATCATAGCGCACACGAAGTTCTACCATGAAGAAGCGTACCAGCCCCCACCATTCGCACCCCCAGACGAATTCAACCGTACCTCCAGCCCCTTGACCGGTTAACCTGCGAGCAAGCCGCAGTACATCTCCCGGCCACACAATCCACTCAAAGAGATCCACTCGTCGCCGAAGCAGTCAGCAGATCCCCGCGACGCCCACCGATAGTCGAAACAAATCGGCAGACAGTCACAATAGCAGAGAGTTTGGTCTTTGCAGAGTATACAGTATCAACATACATCCAGGGGGCGACGTAGCTTGACCACGCACGCTCCCGCCCCGGTAGATCCGGAGTTCATCCCGGATCAAGTTGGGTAGTGCTCGCCACACCAGGTCGCCTCAAAGAGGCACACTCGGTAAGACGCTGACGACGCGCGGAATCCGAGCCAGGCGCCAC